TCGGTTATCATCCAAGAGCGCGAAATAAACGGACGGATTATCCCCCAAGTAATCGCGGCAAACGCCTTTAGGAATTGCGACACTAACGCAGCGTGTGAGCGCATAATTAACACCTATGGCGAGGATTGCCGATACATCATTTACCCTGACCCAGCGTGCAATTCAAGGAGTGCTCACGGTTCAGGAAAAACAGACATCGCATTGATTCGTCAAGCGTTTTCACACGCCAAAGGTTTTCAAATCCGTGTGAGGCCAGCGCATCCAAAGCGAAAGGACAGGTTAAACGCGGTTAACTCGAAACTGAAAAACGCGGCTGGTGAAATCGGACTTCATATTTCACGGACCGCAAAGCCGCTCATCAATGATTTGCAGAAAGTCACAGCCGAAGAGTATCTAAACGGGAATTTCACCGACCCAATGCTTGGTCACGTTTCCGACGCTTTAGGCTATTACATCGAATACCGCTTTCCCGTCACTGGCCAAGGCTATCTTGGCGGACATACATACTAGGAGGCTATCATGGCCGTGTCAAAAGTTGCACTTGAGAACAAGCACGAAGAGATAAAAGAAGTTGAGGCCATTTGGAAGCGCATAGAAGTTCTTGCAGAAGAGGAAGAAAGCGGGTATTCAAATCCAGAAATCTTTTTGACTCTGCCCAATGAGAGCCAAAGCAAAAAGAAGGCGCGAGCCTCGTCTTTCCTCATGGGATTCTATAACCCATCGCAAGACCTTTTATCAATGATGGGGCAATACATCCTTCGCCGTGGTGTCAAGCGCAACGCGGCCAATGACCAAATCGAAGCCCTATTTGCAAAGGCTGACCTTTCCGGCCAATCGCTGGAAGAGTTTGTAAAAAATCAGGTAAGCCCATTGCTTCGCGCCTATGGTACCGTATTTGGCGTTGTGGACAAACCGCGCGGAATCTTTGCGAACAAGGCCGAAGAGATGGTAAGCGGCATGCCGTACCTGTCCATATTGCACCCTTTACAGGTCTTAGATTGGCAATGGGACAATGCCGGGAAACTGGTTTGGTTCCGATATAAGCAGGACAAATCGAAAGAGCGCATAGACGCTTTTACAGTGCCCACCGATGATGAGATCGAATACGTTACATGGACCACCACGACATACTTTCGCCATGACCAAAACGGAAACGAGGTAGAAAGTTTTGAACATGGATTTGGGGTTGTGCCTATTGCTATTCAAGCGGCCTATATCATCGACCCGAATCACACGATAGGCAAGTCCACTTTTTTTAGTTCTTCGCGATACCTCATCATGGGTAACAACCTTCGGTCCATTGCTGACGTGGAGGTCATGAAATACGGGAGCCTTTTGCTTGCCGCCGTGAATGACGTAGACACCTCGGTAAGGGACCAGCCAATCGACCCGGATACCAATTTGCGCGAGATGTCGGTCAAGCGCAAAGAGGAAGAAGGCATCGTGCCCGTGCAGGACATGAGCCAGAAGCCCGAGTACTTGGTCAAGGATATCCAAATCGTTGATAAGGCCAAGGAACGCTCTGAGATGTATTTCAATTGGGCCTTTGAGACTGAGGCCACGGGAAAAGAGGCTTCAACCGCCACGGCTCCCGATGGTGCGCCACAATCTGGCATTGCCAAGGCTTACGACTTCGCGGACATGGACGCGGCTTTATATGACCATGCGATGGATTGCCAAGGCTTTGAGATCCAGGTGATTCGGATTTGGGAGAGTATCCTAAAGATTGCGGAGCAAAGCGGTTCCAGCTATCCAACCTCGTTTGATGTCCGCTCATTTGCCGACAAGGTCCAGCGAATCAAGGACATGAAGGCGGCTGGATACACTTCCCGGACTGGCCTGATTGAGTCTTACAAGACGCTTACCCAGGACATTACCCAGGACGCCACGTTGCGGGAAACCATCAACAAGGAAATCGACGCGGCCACGCAAGACCCCGTGAAGATGGCCGTAGAAGAGGCGAAGGCCAAAGCCAGCGCGGGAGCTTTTTGATATGTGCCCCTATTTTGGACATCGCAAGGCAACGCCGAAAGCGTATGCTTTGCCCAATGGGACAAAGGACCGTCCCCAAAACTGTCATAAAGGAACTTGACGGATGCCCCTAGAACAGATATTGGACTTGGCGAAAGACAAGCCGGAATTGGTTCAGGAAATCAAAGAGTTGGCCGACAAGGCAAGCGCAGTTGAAAAGGTGAAGGAAGCAAATGCCGACTTGACCAGACAACGCGAAGCCTGGACGACCAAGGAAAAGGATTTACTGGCTCAGTTGGAAAAATCGTCCAAGGCAACGGGAACGGAAACACCGGAATACCGAAGCCTAAAAGAGGAGTTGGCAGAGTTCAAAAAGAACTTTGAAACCGCCCAGGACCGTGCCAACAAAGCCGAAGCAGCAAAGCGAATGACGGATTTGAAAGACTCCATCATCGCGATTGCCGCCCCGAAGGTCCACAATCCTAACCAGATTGTGACGCTCATGATAGCCGAAGGGCTGATTGGGAATGACACTGAGGGAAACGCCTTTTACCACAAGCTCGATGACCAGGGAAAACCCGTAGCTGCAACGCCTGAAAAGGCATTCGCGGCGTTCCTTAAATCAAATCCACACCTTGAAAAGTCGTCTGGGGCCAATGGGTCGGGGCATAAACCCACCAACAACGGCGCGACGGCAACCGGATTACTCGCGGACCCTGCCTCGCTCCTATAAAAAGGAGCCATTAAATGGCCGCTCTCACTCTGCTTGAGGCATCCAAGCTGATGACCGATGACCGCCAACGGGCGGTGGTCCAGCTTTACGCGCAAACCTATCATCCCTGGACCGTGATGCCGATTCAATCGCGGCCAAACGGGATTTTCCGTTGGACCCTTGAGGACCAGTTGGATTCCAATGTCGGCGTTCGCGCCATCGGGTCCGATTTCACCGCCGGAAATGGCACTGTCAAGCCATATACCAGCATCACCAAAGCATACGGTGGCAAGATTTCCGTGGACGACAAGATCGCCAAGGAAGAGCCGGAAGCTGTCACCTTTTACAAGGCCCAGCAGGTCCGCGCATTGGCTCGCAAGGCTACCATTGACCTGTTTGAAGGCGCAGGCTCGACTTCGTTCCGTGGTGTTCGCAACTGGGTTATGACCGATTACACGTCTCAGGACGTGACGATGGGTTCCACATCCGGCGGTATCGTTATCACCATGTCCAAGATGGACACCGCATTGAGCTATGCTGATGTCATCCCAGGCCGGACCTTCATCTACTCCAATTACATCCCGTTTCAGGTCATGGCCACCTTGGCGCGCACCAATGGCACCGGACAGCAAAATATCCAATGGAACAAAAACGAATTCGGCGAACTCATTCCCTACTACGCCGGAATCCCTTGGATTGTCTTGCGTGATGGCAAGGGTACCGACTTGCTTTCGGTTGTCGAGACCGATACCGCCATCACTGGCGGCAGCGCGTGCAGCGTCTATATCGTCACCTTTGGCGAAGAGATGTTAACCGGATTCCAATCCAACGGCCCGACGGTTGAACTGGCTCAGGACGGAACCAACTTCAAAACTTCGCGTCTTGATTGGTATCCAGGCATCGCTCCGGTTCGCCCCCGTTCGGTGGTGCGCCTAAACAACGTCAAAAACGCTTTGAGCTAATCATGGCAAGGGGTCAAAAGCAAATGCAGCAAGAGCCAGTTAAGGCCCAAGGCCCATCGCCTGTTCTTGGTGCGACTTTTGACCCTATTGATGAGTCAAACAATTTCAATACTGACCGCGCAGCGTACACCTCACCATCGCAAGCGGTTAAAGCTGTCAGTTTCAATGACCATTATGGTCACCAAAACATTCAAGAGGGCGCGGGTGAGGCTCGCCCTATGTTCCCCACGGGGAAGGAGTAAACAATGAGTATTGCAACCTTTGGTCTTGATTATGGCTCTGGTGGGGTCGCTTTAAAGGCGGCTGCTTTGATTGCAGCGGATACGGCATCAACCGCAGTGTTTCTTGGTCGTGGATGGTTCGCGTTGCGAATTGTTTGGACTGCTTGCGAAATCGTAAGTAATGACGAACTTTACAATCTCGTTTTCCAAGCCAATACCGCAGCGGTGACAGGGACGTATTATGACCTCGGAAACATTTGTTTCGGAGCCACGGAAGTCACGGGAGGCATGGACGACACTCCGGCCACCGGGGAAATTTGGATCACCCTGTTTAACCCGTATGATAATCAGGTTCGGGTGAACACCTTCGTCAATGGCACCATCGCCACCGGGATGAATTTCTCGGTCGATGCCTACCCCCTTCCCCATTTGTCGTAAGGCGCATGAAGCAGGATGTACTTAACGAGCTTGGCCAGGGTAAAGGTCGCCCTGGGTATCGCCAACGATACTGAGGACGGTACACTACTCCGATTGATTGCAACGGCGTCAAACCGCATAGCCAAATGGCTAAAGCGGGAAAACGCTTTGCAGTTAACGAGTCGCACCGAATACCACAGCCCATCGGCTGGCCAAGCAACTTTACAACTTGCCGCCTATCCCATTTCCTCGGTGACATCGGTTTACACCGATTCCACCGGGGCTTGGGACGGTTCACAAGTTCTTGTAGCATCCACTGACTACATCATTTCCGAGGATAACCGGAGACTGATTTTCATCAACGGCATCCCGTTTTCAAATCCCGCTCGGCCTAACTCCCAATTCACGACATTCCCCAAATCCGTCCGCGTGATTTACTCCGGCGGCCTTGCTGCTCATGGCACAGAGTCAACGTGGGTTAAATCGACGGACTCGGGCGGCACGCTCACGGTAGGAAACTACATCCAGGGCGAGACATCGCAGGCATTAGCGGTTATCAAGGTGCGCGGTGCTACGTCCATCACCTACGAATGCCTATATGGCGTTTTCGAGGCTTCGGAAACCATTACCGAATATACCGGGATAGATGTCACCTCGGGCGGGTATTGTGAGCCCACGGGGGCCACTGGGGTTAGTGCGACACTTACGAGCGCGTCATCTGTTAGCCTTTCCGAATCATATCCCGACTTGACCACGGCGGCAGAGATGCATGTCTCTTTTTATCGCCGGAACAAGGACAATTTTGAAACGATTTCCGTGGTACAGGACGGCATGACCCGTTCCTCACGTACCGAGTTAGCCAAGGATTATTTCAGCCTTCCCGAAATCCGCGACCTTTTGGACACCTATCGAAACAAGGTGATCCAATGATTAACATCGAAACCAATACCCTTGAGGTCATGTCCGATTTACGGGCAGACAATCAAGCATTTATCGACGACATCACCAAAGGCTTTTCGGGGGCCTCTGCTGACATGGTTGAGATGTTCCAGCGGGAACAATTGAGCGGTAGAAAAGGCGACGATACGGGCCTTAATATCCGTTCTGGCACCCTTTACCGCTCGCTGTCCAGTGGTGCCAACGTGTTTGGTGACACTATCACAGCTGAGGTGACCAATTTAGGTGCGACTTATTGGGAATACCACCAAGAGGGAACCGAGCGTTTGCCTAAGCGTCTGTTTTTTGAAGAGTCCTTTGAAGCTGATGGGGTTCCAAAGTTTGAGGACGCCATTGAATCCGCGTTTGCGAGGTTGACCGCATGAGCTTCAACGGTTACGCAAACCCAGTAAGCGCAAAGACTCGGCTCAGGAAAGCCTTGGTCTACAATTTCAAGAAGATCAAGAAGTCGAACGGCTACAATAACGACATCGGGGATGTTTGGGAGGACTTTGTAGACGCGACCAGAATCAACAACTGGCCAGCCGTCGTGATTATCCCAGGCTCCGAGAAGGTTTTGAACACCGACATGAGCGATGATTTGCTCCACAAGGAATTGCTTGTGAGCGGCATAGCGTACTTGCGTGAGGCAGGCGATTCACACTTGGCCCGCGAAGAGTTTTTGGCCGACATCGAGACCATGATCGGGAATCAATACACCTTGCAGGATGAAGCGGGCGACGAAACTTGCCTTGTTTCCTGGTTTAGTGGCCAAACCCCATTTGGCAAGGTCGATAACAAGCCCATGGTTGGCTTTCGTTTTGGCATCACGGTAAGGTATCGGCAGGACATCAACGACGCGAGCGTATTATCATGAGAAATATCACTTGGGAGCATATTGGAGCCTTGGGCATGTTCTTAATTGCCGCCTATGGGTTTCTCATAAGGTATTTCCCTCCCGAGCATATCAAGGCTGAGGCCATGGCTAAGGCTCAGTCTCAAGGCTCCATCACTGCCGAGGAGTTGATGAAGGCATTGCGGG